ATGTTATTGCTTCAGATACTGATTCTATTTACCTTAATATGGGTCCTTTGGTTGAATGTGTATTCGCGGGAAGAGAGAAAACTACTGAAGGCATTGTTTCGTTCCTTGATAAGGTCTGTCAAGTGGAACTTGAAAAGTATATTGAAGGTTGCTACAAAGAACTGGCTGACTATGTGAACGCATATGACCAAAAGATGCAGATGAAGCGTGAGAACATTGCCGAACGTGGAATCTGGACTGCCAAGAAGCGTTACATTTTGAATGTGTGGGACAGTGAAGGTGTTCGTTATGAAGAACCCAAACTGAAAATGATGGGCATTGAGGCAGTCAAGTCATCAACTCCAGCACCTTGTCGCAAAATGATTAAAGATGGTTTAAAGTTGATGATGAGTGGAACTGAAGAAGATGTGATTAATTTCATTGATAAATGTCGTGAAGAGTTTAAATCTCTGCCTCCAGAACAAATTGCTTTCCCACGAACGGCTTCTGATGTTCGAAAATATGCAGCATCATCAACAATTTATGCCCACAAAACTCCCATTCATATTCGTGGAGCACTTTTGTTTAATCATTATATAAAGGAGAAGAAATTGACTAATAAATATTCGTTAATTGCTAATGGTGAAAAAATTAAATTTGTGTATTTGAAAAAACCAAATATCATTCAAGAAAATATTATTTCATTCATTCAAGATTTTCCAAAAGAACTTGGTCTTGACAAATATATTGATTATGACTTACAATTTGAGAAGAGTTTTGTGGAACCATTAAAATCTATTCTCGATTCAATTGGATGGAATGTGGAAAAAACTGTAAACCTTGAACTATTTTTTACCTGATGGATTTTCTTAAAGATATTGTAAAAGAAATTGGTGGTGAGTATACACAACTTGCTTCTGATATTGATGAAACTGAAAAGTATGTTGACACGGGTTCATACATTTTTAATGCACTGGTTTCAGGTAGCATATTTGGTGGTGTATCTGGGAATAAGATTACTGCTATTGCTGGAGAGTCTTCTACTGGAAAAACTTTCTTCTCTCTCGCTGTGGTTAAGAATTTTCTTGATAATAACCCCGATGGTTATTGTCTCTACTTTGATACTGAAGCCGCCATTACAAAATCCCTCTTGGAGTCACGCGGCATCGATACATCACGTCTTGTCGTGGTTAATGTTGTCACCGTAGAAGAGTTTCGTGGAAAGGCACTCAAAGCGGTAGACCTATACTTAAAAAAACCTGAGGGAGAACGCAAACCTTGTATGTTTGTGTTAGACTCTCTGGGTATGCTTTCTACCGAGAAAGAAATTACTGATGCACTAAATGATAAGCAAGTTCGTGATATGACTAAATCGCAATTGGTCAAAGGTGCATTTCGAATGCTCACACTTAAACTAGGTCAAGCAAATGTCCCGCTCATTGTCACAAATCATACATACGATGTCATCGGAGCTTATGTACCAACGAAAGAGATGGGAGGAGGTTCTGGACTCAAGTACGCAGCGTCTACGATCATCTATCTCAGCAAAAAGAAAGAAAAGGATGGAACGGAAGTGGTCGGCAATATTATTAAGGCTAAGACTGCTAAATCGCGTTTGAGTAAGGAGAATAAAGACGTTGAAGTACGTTTATTTTATGATGAGCGGGGTCTTGATCGTTATTATGGTCTTTTGGAACTCGGGGAACTCGGCGGACTCTGGAAAAATGTTGCGGGGCGTTATGAAATGGATGGTAAGAAAATTTACGCAAAGGAAATCCTAAAGAATCCAGATCAGTATTTTACCGAAGAGGTAATGCAACAACTTGATGCAATTGCCAAAGAAGAATTCAGTTATGGTTGAACTTAATGACTTCATTCATGTTTACGAGAACGCTTTAGAGTCTGATATTTGTGATTTTTTAATTTCTTTATTTGAGCAAGTTTCAGATAAACACGAGCGTCATGACAATGAAGGAAAACCTAATTTTACTCAATTTAATTTAACAGAATATCGAGAACTTGCACCAGAAGTTAATCAAGTTCATAATTGTATTATTAAAAAAATATTTGAATATCGTGATCAGTATTATGAATTTACTGACAGGAGAGTTTTTCCAGAAGAAAATGCATTTGAACAATTTCGTATAAAGAAGTATAATCCTGGTGGCGAGGATCGTTTTGATACTCATGTAGATGTTGTTGATCATGAATCGGCAAGGAGATTTTTATCTTTTATGTGGTATTTGAATGATGTTGAATCTGGTGGGGAAACTATCTTTAAAGACTTATCTGTTCAACCTAAAAAAGGAACACTATTGATATTCCCACCACTTTGGATGTTTCCTCATAAGGGAAATTCTACTTTGAGTGGACCAAAATATATTATGAGTGCCTATTTGCATTATAAATGATGGAACGACTTGAACTTACAATTTTACGCAATTTAGTTTACAATGAAGATTACTCACGAAAAGTCATACCTTTTATTCAACCAGATTATTTTGAGAAAAAATCCGAGAAGGTCACGTTTGAAGAAATTGTTAAGTTCATTGTTAGATATGGTTCAGCAATTACAGTTGAAGCACTTGGTATTGAAATAGATAATCGGACTGATCTGACTGAGGGTGAGATAAAAGAGATTCGTGAATTGGTATCTCAATTTAATGATGATCTTGTAGATAAGCAATGGTTACTTGATACGACCGAAAAATGGTGTCGTGATAGGGCAATTTATCTTGCCTTGATGGAGTCAATTCATATTGCTGATGGAAACAACAACGATAAGAATCGTGATGCGATTCCAAGCATTCTTTCAGATGCTCTTGCGGTAAGTTTTGATAATAATATCGGTCACGACTATCTTCAGAACTATGAGGAGCGATATGAATTTTACCACCGTAAGGAAGATAAGATTGAGTTTGATTTGGAATATTTCAACAAAATCACGAAAGGTGGTCTTCCTAACAAGACTCTCAATATTGCTCTCGCTGGAACGGGTGTTGGGAAATCATTGTTCATGTGTCATTTGGCTAGCTCCGTCTTGCTACAGGGCAGGTCCGTACTCTATATCACTCTTGAAATGGCGGAAGAGCGAATTGCAGAAAGAATTGATGCGAACCTTCTCAATGTACCGATTCAGCAATTGGTTGATCTTCCGCGCCAGATGTTTGAGAACAAAGTTACAAACATCTCAAAGAAAACACAGGGAACACTTATAATTAAGGAGTATCCCACTGCATCTGCTCATAGTGGTCACTTTAAGGCACTTCTTAATGAACTTGCACTTAAGAAGTCATTTAGACCTGATATTATTTTCATTGATTACCTTAATATATGTGCTTCCAGCAGGTATAAGTCAAACCTTTCTGTCAATTCATATTCGTATATTAAGGCAATTGCTGAGGAACTTAGAGGACTCGCCGTGGAGTTTAATGTCCCAATTGTCTCCGCTACTCAGACCACTCGTTCAGGTTATGGTAATAGTGATGTTGAACTTACTGATACTTCTGAATCCTTTGGTCTCCCTGCTACTGCTGATCTTATGTTTGCCCTTATTAGCACTGAAGAGTTGGAGGCACTTGGTCAGATTATGGTCAAGCAACTGAAGAATCGTTATAATGACCCCACTATCTACAAGCGTTTTATTGTAGGTATTGATCGTGCTAAAATGCGTCTTTATGATTGCGAACAGACTGCCCAAAAAGATATACTTGACAGTGGGCAGAATGATGAGTATAATGATGAAGACAAGAAACCCAAAAAGTCGTTTGAAGGATTTAAATTTTAATGGAAACCGCTAAACATGTAAATTTTGATAAGTATGCCGAGTTTGTGGATGCTGTAACTTCTGATGCATCTAAGGACTTTCTTGCCCTCTCCGACCGCCTGGTTGCTCTAGATGAGGAAGGTGCTAATATTGAGCGTCTTCTGACTGCTGCTGTTGGTATTAATGCCGAAGGTGGTGAGTTCATGGAGATTGTGAAAAAAATGATCTTCCAGGGCAAACCATTTAATGATGATAACCGTGAACATATGATCATTGAACTGGGTGATATTATGTGGTATGTTGCCCAGGCTTGTATGGCACTTGAAGTGACACTTGATGATG